AGTCTTTAGCAATCCTGGTAATGTTTCCATAGGCATGTAACAAAGCATGAGGTGGAATTGCATCAAAATTACTCCCTTTGGCTGCTTCTAAGATTAAATCCCATCTGATTTTCTCTCTGTGTCCATTGTTGTGGTAGAACGTGGGACGTTCGCCATATTCGATCACGATCTCGTTGGGCTTTTTGTCTTCCGGTCTGGTCTTTGTACAATAAACGTAATTTTGGCCTGGATTCCCTTTAGCCGTCTCCCAGTGAGCGCGGACTAAAATTCTCTTAAGTGGATTTAAGCTTTGCTTCTTCTTAAACATGACGTACCCTTGGAGATGCGGCGTTCCATTCTCGCCTACTTCCTTACCGTAGATAACCCAATTTGCTTGATTGGCGATTAAATGTTTGATAAGACTTTCGTCACCTTCGGTATAATTATTTACCGTGAAAGTCCAATTCATTCCGCGATTAGAGCGCTGGCGAGTAGTGGTAGGCTGATCATTAGTAAGATCAACAACACTATCATAGTCGGAACTAGTAGCTGATACATGATCGTCGTCTTCCATCTTGTCTTAATTCTACTTTTGTGATTTAATGATTGGTAGATTCTTTTTTGGCTGTGAAAAAAATTTTACACGTGGCTGAGTACTGGTCTAGAGTGAAGACGTGATTATTTTTGTTTTTAGGTTGCGGTACTCAAGAGCCATGTCAAATTTGAATTAAATTCGTGATTTTAAAAAAAACCTTATGTATAAAAAGGAAAAAATTGTTTTCGGCAAATTAAAAACGTAAATTAGTTAATATCTCTGACTTCTTTCCAAATTGCTATGTAGTCAATTTCTACGGCGAGTCGGGCTGTAGTTTGCACTGCTGGGGATTGGGCACTTGATAACCAGACGGTGTATAAACTGGTTTCGGTAGGGTTGGCGGCAAGCGCACCCTGTAAATTGTCGTTGGATAAAATGCTTCCACCGAAATTCTTTTTTGTCCCATATTTTTTGCTAATCATGTTCTCATGAGTTCCAGCGGCGGCTGTCCAAATCTTCCAGGTTCCTGTCGTTTGTTGTTTGCATGCTTCTGAGGTGGTTGGGGTGACGGTTCCGTCATCGTTGATGAACACACCCCAATTTGCGACGGTCCCGGCGGTACCTACGTAGACTACTCTGATCTTTGATGCTATGACTGTGTAGTGGTCATACACGGCTGCCATTTGACTGTAGTACAGAGGACTAGTCGCGGTCCCCGTGTCCGGTCTGTATAATCCGTTTGCTACGAAGTTATAGGTAGCTAAAGCACCAGCGGGTGAATCTAGCGTAACAACGGCAGTCCATTTGTGATTCATTTTCATCATCTTGGGAAAGCCTAGGCCGGCTGAGACTAGGTTGCGTTGCAATTTCGCGAGCATATTCTGTCCGGTCAATCTCATTTTTCTCCCGTATCTCTTCTTGGATCTTTTTCCATATTTCTTTGAATACTTTCTTGCCATTTTCTTTCTTTTGTAAGTTTTTCTTTTTTTGTATTTGTATTTTGTTACGTATGTGGGCACACTTTTGAATCCGATATACTCTCTTCTTGGTGTGTCTTCTTGATATTTATTGCCGTCCTTGTCGTACTTGTCGTTGCCGGACTCTTTTTTTTCTTCTTTTATGTCGTAATATTTATTTTGTCTAACTCTTCGTTGATCTGCACTCCAACGATGATTATTCGGGTTCCTAAACTCAAACGGGTTGTGGAAGTAGTTGTGTTGAGGCGCTTCAACAAAACTTTGTGGACTAAACGCGAAGGGTTGTAGGTCCATATTATTGAGGTAAATTCTCTTTGTCGAAAATTTTGCGGTACTCAATAACGCTTACGGTAAGGGAGGGGGTCATCCAGGACAGACATTTTCGATGTCTGGCAGGAGCTTCTTAGGGTAATACTATAGCCTAAGAAGCTTATTTCGAGCGCCCGCCACGCTTAGATTAACTGTGGAGCGCTTCTTAGTTACTTATGGGAAGTTTATTTTTCCCATTTGTGTTACTTATGGGAGTTGAATTTTTCCCATTTCTATTACTTATGGGAAAATATTTTTTCCCATTTGTGATACTTATGGTTTTTTTTTAGTTCCCATTTGTGATACGTATGGGTTTTTTTTTGTGCCATAAATGATAGTTTTGCTATCGGGGCTGTCTGCTTCCACGGGGTGCGTCTCGTGACACCAAGAGCGTACTCGCGAGTGTATGTGCTGATGCAGGTCATGCGTGGGCAAATTTACCCATTCGGGGTTACAATTTAACACCTTAAATAACTGAGTGATTATCTCTTTCGTTGTTTGGAAAGAATGGCAATTTTGTCTGATTAAAATTATTATGTAGTGACAGGGATTTCAACCTGTGTATTATTTTATATATAGCTTTATTGGCTGTATGGTGGTTGAGTTGGGATCTCAAATCTCTTTAGATGTTCATCCATTGGAATGACACTTTTACTTCTCTTTAAAGAGGGCGGGGCAAGCCCGCCCTCGCCGCTCAACTCTTCTTCTTCTTCGTATTGTTCGTCAACATACTTGGCTTGTGGTTGGCTTGGGGTGACAAAAATGGGGTGGAGCTTGGGCGGAAACATGTCGATTACGGTGAATCTTCGCTTAAGTGCTTCAACTGTTTCGTCGTCAGTCCAAATGTCATCCATCCTGTATTGTGTTGTAACCACGATTTTCTTCGGTCTAATAGCCAATGCACTTCCTTTTGTTTCACCCATAAACGCATAACGATCGGCCCAAATCTTGAGGTGGTGTCCGAGTACAGAATGTCCTTTGTCCAAATCATCCAAAATAACATTCTCCTGGCCTTGATACATATCCCACCATTTGTTGCAAGTTTTGAAGTAAGCACCCGGATAATCTTGTCTTGCCTTACGACTTTTCCCACAACCACTTGGTCCTTGAATCCATACACCTGTAACGTCTTCGGCATCGGGTGGCATCTTAGCATAGTCTTTAGCAATCCTGGTAATGTTTCCATAGGCATGTAACAAAGCATGAGGTGGAATTGCATCAAAATTACTCCCTTTGGCTGCTTCTAAGATTAAATCCCATCTGATTTTCTCTCTGTG